TCATTGGCGTGAGGGCAAGCGAGCGCGCGCAGAGGCAACAGCAGGTCTACGAGCGTACGCGCGACGAGCTCATCGCGAGCTTGGCGTCCTGGATGCGTGACGGGGGCGCTTTGCCGGCGGACGCTCGATTACGCGGTGAGCTCAACGCCTTTCGGTGGGTGCCGCAGGTGAGCGGGAGGTCGCGACTCATGAGCAAGGACGACATGCGCAAGATCCTCGGCCGGTCTCCCGACCGGGCGGATGCGTGCTCTCTGGCCTGCTGGGGCCCCATGTTTATTGCCGCAACGACGGAGACGCAGGAGGGCAACGCGGCGGACGACGCGTGGGAGAAGGCGTACGGAGGCACGTTCCGCGAGGGCGGTAGCATGGACGTCTACGGTTCGACCGACTGGGCCAGGCGATGACGCGCAGTTTACGGATGGGCCGGGCAGTGGCACACTCTGACTCAGAGTGGCATTGCGCGACCGGCTCGAAGATGCAGCGAAAGCTCTCCTGGGCGTTAGCGCATACCAATCCGACCCGGCGTACGGCGTCGAGCTCGACGACGAAGTAGTCGAGACCATTCGCCGAGCGCTGGGCGGGCAGTTGCAGCCCGTCCCAACGACGCGCCTGCGATGGTACTTGGCGGACCTCGAGACAGCGCAGCGCGAGGCGGACGCGGGCAACATGACGATCGCGGCGAGGCTACACAACGCCATGCGCGGCGATGGGTTCTTGATGGGCCTCGCCAACACGCGCAGCGACGGCCTGGTGCGCCTACCCAAGCGCTTCTACGCGGGCAAGGGCGGTGAGGCGCTCGCCGAGGAGCTTCGAAGCAAGGAGGGGTCGCGCTCGGTCTTTGACGAGATCGTCCCCCCGGGCGAGCTCGGTCAGATGGTGTGGGACGGCATCGACCTGGGCGTCTCCCTCTGTGAGCTCGTGCCTGTGGACGGTCGCGACTACCCGGTCATGGTGCGTCTTGACCCGGAGTTTCTGACGTACCGCTGGATGGAGAATCGCTGGTACTTTGCGAGCGTCGCGGGCCTCTTGCCCATTACGCCCGGGGACGGGCGCTGGGTCCTGCACGTTCCGGGAGGTCGGATCGCGCCGTGGCGTAGTGGCATCTGGCGGCCGCTTGGAAAGAGCTTCATCAACAAGGACCACGCGATGCAACACAGGTCCAACTTCTCGGCGAAGCTCGCGAACCCGGCACGCGTGGCGTACGCGCCCGCGGGGGCGACGGAGCCCATGCGGCAGAATTTCTTGCGCATGATCATGGCGTGGGCGGTCAACTCGGTTTTCGAAATGCCGCCGGGGTGGCGCGCGGAGCTCCTGGAGATCAAGGGCGAGGGCTGGAAGGTCTTTCAGGACGAGATCGACACATGCAACCGCGAGGAAATGGTGTGCATCGCTGGCCAAGAGGTCACGACGACGGGCGGAAGCGGCTTTTCGAATCAGGACGTGCAGAAGGTAATCCGTCAGGACCTCATCGCCGCGGACGCCGACCGCTCGGCGTACACGGTCAATACGCAAGTACTCCCGCTCATGGCGGTCTTGCGGGGCGTCGAGATGAGCTCGCGCGCCTGGATGGAGTGGAGCGTGGGCACGCCGAAGGACATGAAAGCGGAGGGCGAGACGCTCAACACGGCCGCGCAGGGGATCGCCATCCTGATGGAGACGTTCGCGGCACAGGGGCTCAAGGTGGATCTAATCAAGCTCGCCGAGCGATTCGCTATCCCCCTCGTGCAGGACGCGACGGACGCGGAGCCGCTTGCGGTCGAGCCCAAGCCGCTGCTGTCTGCGAGCGAGGCGACACCCGAGGGGCGCGAGGGAGCCAAGCGCATCGTCGACGAGGAAAAGAAAGCGGCATGAGCATGGGACTTCTCGCGTATCGGCGCAACGGCCTGCAAGCCATCGCGCAAAATGCATGGGGCGACCAGTTCGAGACGCTCGTAGCAAAGCAATTCGAAGCGCTGGTGCCCACGCACACGCTCGACGGAGAGGCGGCCATTCTGACCATCCGCGGCCCCTTGGTGCATCACCGGCACCCCGCGTGGGACTCGTACGAGTGGATCCTGGAGCGCAACAAGGCGGCGTTTGCCGATCAGGGCGCCAAGCGGGTCATTTGGCTCATCGACTCGCCTGGTGGCGACGTCGACGGGTGCTTTGAGACTACCTACGCCATTCGAAGTCTCGCCGAGCAGACGGGCAAGCCCTTATGGGTCTACACCGATTCGATGGCGGCGAGCGCGGCCTATGCCCTTGCGTGCGCCGCAGACCGGATCGTGTGCTCGCAGACGGGTGCGCTCGGATCCATCGGGATCATCGAGGCGTTGCGGTCGCAGGCTCGTCGCGATGCAGCCGAGGGTATTGAGTACGATTTCGTGACCAGTGGCGAGTACAAGGCGGCGGGCAATCCGCATGTGCCAATCAGCGATAGCGCCCGCGCAAACCTGCAAAAGCAGGTCAATCAGATGGCGGACGTCTTCTACTCGCTGGTCGAAGAATTTCGGGGCATTCCGTACGCAAAGGTCAAAGGGCTACAGGCTCGGATGCTGTATGGCCAGGCGGCTGTAGACGCGGGACTTGCGGATGAACTCGGAATGTGGCCCACTGTGACTCATGAGCCAATACGTGCCGTGGCACCTAGTGGCACAGCCCTCCAAGGGAGAAGCTCAATGAAGGCAGGCTATCTGCGGCACATGCTGCGAAGCATCGCCGAATCTGAAGACGACGAGATCAGCGAGGGCGAGCGCAAGCACGCCAAGAACATGCTCAAGTCCCTCGAGGAGGGCGAGCCGGACAACGGCGCGCCTCCCGAGAAGAAAAAGGACGAGGCCGAAGGGAAAAAGGCCGAGCGCGAGTCCAAAGCCGCCGAGGCAGAAGGCGAAGCCGAGGGCAAGAAGGGCGAAGCCAAAGCCAAGGCCGAAGAGGACAAGCACGAGGAGAAGGAAGCCAAGGGCAAGAAGGGCGAAGCCAAAGCCAAGGCCGAAGAGGACAAGCACGAGGAGAAGGAAGCCAAGGCCGCAGCCAAGAAGGGCGAGGCGGAGGGCGAAGCCGAGGGAGAGGCCGAGGGCAAGAAGGCGCTTGCGACGGTTACCAAGGTGGCAGCCCGCATGCAGGTGCTCGAGATGCGCGAGAGCGCGCGACTGGAGGCGCAAGAGCGATCCAAGCTCATGGCGACTCGTCCGGATCTGGCAGACAGCGTGGTAGAGTGGCTCGATCAGCAACCGCTTGCCGTGGTCAAGGGCGCTCTCAAGAGCATCCCACGCGGCTCAGTGCAGAACCCGAAACTCGCGCGCATGGCGGCAGGCTCTCAGGCTGGCGGCACCGTCGGCGAGGGAAACACGAACGATGTGGACAGTTTCGTCCCATCCGAGGAGCGCGACTACATCGCGCGCAAGATGAGCGCGTCAGTGCCGAGCCCGGGAGTCCGCAATGTCGGGCGCGTCCAGGAGCTCGGATTCATGACGCCGGAAGAGGCGCAAGAAAAACTCAAAGCGCGCGCGTTAGCGGCCAAAGGAGCGAAGTAGATGGCAGCGCTCACACAAAAGCGCATGACGCGCTTCGACACGCTGCGGACGGTTTCGCTTCCGCTCGCCAGCGGGCAAACCGTCTACCAAGGCGGAAAGGCCTGCTACGACACGGGCGCTCTCGGGTCGGTCAAAAAGGCTGCCGTAAGCACGACGCTCGTGCCCCTCGGCGAGTTCGCCGAGAACGCCGACAACAGCGCGGGCAACTCGCCGCGCGTGATGGTCAAGCTCGATCGTGAGATCTACGCGCAGTGGTACGACAACGTCACCGGCGCGAACGCGATCACGACATCCAACCTGTTCGGGTCGGCGTACTTCGTCGACGATCACACGGTGACGTCTGCCTCTGCGGGCGCCTCCGTCGCAGGCCGCATTTGGGACGTTGACGCGCTCAAGGGCGTCCTGGTCGAAAACACCGCGCTCGTCTGACGGAGACACTTCCATGCCGGAAATCACACCGAGTTTCGTTTTCGAGTACGAGCGCCGGATGCGCGCGGAGACCGAGAACGAATATATCCGCCGTCTCGCAGCCAAGAGCACTTGGTGGAACAAGGTGGCGCGGACCATGCCGATCGGCGGGCGCACCGAGCGGGTGACCTGGCTTCTGGACACGGCGACTATCGAGCCCATCGGGCCGACGGGAACGGGGCGGATCGGCTTCGAGGACATGGTGACGCAAACCGCGGAGTATCCGAGCTTCCGCTACGGCCGAGGCCTCTCGGTGCAGCGCGACCAGCTCGAGGATCTCGACGGTACGGGCCTGGACTTCTTGGGCAAGTGGTCCAGCAACATCGGAAACGAATCCGCATATCTGCCGCAGCGCATGATGGCGCAGCTCGTCCTGAACGGTGCCAACACGGACGGCAGCGCGAACGCATATGACGGGGTCCCATTCTTCGCCGACAACTCCAACCCGCATCCCAACAATCCTTTCAATACTGCGGCGGGCAACTACGCCAACTGGCTGCACGGAGCGGCAAGCGGCGCCTATCCCGGCGCATGCCCCATCGACGAGACGAACGCGACGACGGTCGATGCAGCCTTTACCAATTTCCAAAAGGTCCTGACGTACGTGCATGGGCTCAAGATGCCCAACGGCGTGGACCCGCGATTCCTGACCCCCGTCTTCGTACTGGTCCCCCCGGCTCTCACCAAGCGCATCGCGCAGGTGACGGACGCCAAGTTCATCGCGCAGATGGCAGGCACCTCGGCCGGCGGTTCTGGCGATGTCGAGGCGGTGCACGAGTTCTGGGGCATGGGCACGCCGGTCATCTGCAATGAGCTAGCGGGCTCGATGTCGTACACGGCCAAAATGCCGTTTATGAATCTCACGACGGGCGCCGTTACGTTCCTGCCGGAGACGGTCAGCGGATCGGATACGACCTGGTACGTGGTCTGTCAGGAGATGCAGACGACGCGCCTCGGCGGATTGCTGCTGGTGACACGCAAGCCGATCAAGGTGACGTACTACACGGGCGATTCGGGTGGTACGGCCATGAGCGTGGAGCTCGACCGTAAAAACGAGTTCGAGTACCACGCGCAGGGAAGGCTCTCGGCGCAATACGGGCACCCGTACACGATCTTCCGCGTGGACGGGACCTAGTCCGGAGTCGCAATGCAGCGCAAGCGCGAGATTTCGCCTGGCATCACGGAGACCGTCGAATTTGAGACGGAATCGGACGGCAACATGCCGCAGGTGCATGAGCCGGGCGGCAACGCGCAAAGCGCGCGACCGTCAGACGCGGTGCTGGCCAAGCATGGCCTCGCATTCGATCGCGAGAAGGGCACATACGTAGGCAAGGACGGGCGCCCGGCGAATATCGAGCGCGACCTATGGGTCAAGCTCTTCGGTCGCACCTCGGCAAACAGACCCCTCATTCTCCCGGCGCGGTAAGGAGCCGCTTAGCGCGTGTTCCCCTACCTCGACCTGGCTGGATTCCGAATCCGGACGGTAGTCCCGTTCGAGTTCGTCGACGAGGCCGAGAGCTTCTCGCCTGGCTGGATCGCGCAGAACGTTTCGAAGTGGTCGAGCCGCATCAATAGCCAGATGCGCAAGCGCTACGGCACGGCGAAAAACGGAGGGAATCTGCCGTTTGGACAGAACCCCCCTGCGCTGCTCGCCGCGGGTACGACGCCTCCCCCTGTAAGCCTCTCCGGGCGCCCTACGCTCGGCAGCATGCGCCTGGTGCTCCAAATCCTGACGGCGGGCGCGCTCGGTGTGGCCACGTTTCAGTGGTCGCAGGACGCCGGCACGACCTTTACAGGACCTCTGACAACGGCGGCGCTCGTGTCGCTCGCCGGTACGGGCCTGCAAGCCAACTTCAGCGCGACTGGCTCCTATGCGACGGACAACGTGTACAGCGCCGCGACTCCGGTGCCTGAGACGGTGCTTGGCTGGCTGACAGATCTGGTGAGCTGGGATCTGATGTGCAGGCGGTACCGCAACTCGCAGGACCCGGCGATCGCGACGTTCAAGGAGAGCTTTGATCGGACCATCGCGGAAGTGCAGCAAGCGGCGGACGCCAAGGACGGTCTTTTCGATTTGCCCGTGAGCGAGGACCAGGACAGCGCGGTCACAACCGGCTTTCCGCTCTTCTATTCCGAAGCTTCTCCGTACGTGTGGGCGGACGAGCAACGCTGCAGCGGTCGACAGAACGATCACCAGCGCACGGGTACCGGCTCATGAGCCTTCGCGCGATCGTGACCAAGGTAACGTGCACCAATTGCGGCGCTGCGATCCAGACGCAGATCGAGGGGCGCGTGAGCACGTTGGACGAGTTCGTCGACGTCGTGAGTGCACAACTTGAGTCTCAGCACCACGTATGTCCGGCCACGGGTCAGGACATGACGCTCGCGGAGATGGTCGATGCCTGACGCCGGCATGGCCACACTGGACTCGATGATCGAGCGGCTCAAGCGGCTTGGATCACCGCAGATGCCAGAAGACGTGGCACGGCGCGCGGCTCCGCTTGTCGAGGCTGCGATCCAAAAGACCGCGGCAGCGGGCACGACTCCGCTGGGGCAAGAGTGGAAGCGCACCAAGAAGGGGACGCGGCCGTTGCAGCATGCGGCGTCGCGTATTAGCGCGCGAGCGACGGGGCGACTGGTCCTGGTCACCTTGACCGGTCCGGACGTATTCCATCACCGTGGCAGCAAGCGCAATCCGAGGCGGCAAGTGCTCCCGGACGGCGCGAGCACGCCGAAAGCCGTGTATGAGGCGTGCATCGAGGCGGCGCGACGCGTGTTTCGTGAGCTCGGAGGGCGACTCTAATGCCCAACTCCGGCTTGCTTGCGCTTCAACGTGGCGTGGCCCAGTACTTCGAGGATCAATCGGTCGCGGCGCAAGTGCTGATCGGGCTCAAGGCGCGCGGATTGTGGGCCAAGTCGCGCGTCGTCATCATTCCCGGCAAATTCGACGGTTCGGAGGCTCCTAGGCCGATGGCGGCCGGCAAGTTCGGGCCTCCCACCAAAAAAGAGAGCTTCAACCCGCGCGAGGTCGCCGAGTGGGTGCGCGAGCTCACCCTCTCCATCTTCGCGGTCGACCCGGAGAATTTGCAGAGCGAGGAAGCGCAGATCATCGCTCTCGAAAACCTCATTGAGTCGACCTTGCAGGGCGTATGGAACGCCATGGACCCTGTGTCGGGCAAGAACGTCGGCGGTCCTGGCATCGAGTGGGGCGACTCGTTCTACGTCGTGCCGCCGGTACAGCTCGCATACGGTCGCGAGCTCTTGCTTGGCTGCACGATGAAAAATCCCATGTTCGACTTGCCGCAAGCGGTTCGCCATCCGACGGCGGGTCCCTTTACCAAGAAATTCTCTGCGCCCCTTCACCCGTGAGGCTTTGACCGATGCCGATTCCCAATGTCAGCGTCAAAAAGGTCCGCGCCGGGGCATCGGTCAATCCGAGCGCGAACGATGGGATCTTGGCGATCGTGGCCGCAGCCAGCGCAGGGCCTAACCTGCAGGCGGGCCTTTACAGCAGCCAATCGCTGTTGACGCAAACGTTCCCCTTCGGGCCATTGCCGGAGTATGGCGCTTACGAGCTCAACGTCGCGGGGCGGCCCATTCTGGCGCTCAAGGTCGCGGCCTCCGTCGCGGGATCGTACGGGGCGATCACGAGCCACATCACGGGGACGAGCGTCGTCACGGCCGGCGCGACATTCCCGCTCGAGCATTACGCGGTCCAGGTCACGATCGTGAACGCGGGGACCGTAGGGACGGCGGGCATCACCTACACGTACAGCCTCGACGGCGGTACGACGGTGAGCGCGGTCCAGGCGCTGGGGACCGCCACCACGCTGGCCATCCCCAACTCGGGCGTGAGCTTCAACCTCGGCGCGGGCACGCTGCTGGCGGGAGACAACTGGAGCGTGTTCACCGAGCGACCTCTTTTGAACAATGCGGACATCACCTCTGCGACCACGGTCCTGAACAACACGCGTCTCCCGTGGGAAGGCGTGCTCTTCGACTCCGTTTATGCCTCAGGAACCGTGGGCCTGGTCGATACCTGGCTCGCCGGCCGAGAGCACAACGGGCAGTTCAACTTCGCGCTCCTCAACACGCGCTACCTCTTGGAGCCGACTCCGACGCAAGAGACGGCAGCGACCTACGCGGCGGCGATGATTTCGCTCACGCAAAACGACTCGAGCGAACGCGTGTGCGTCGGCGCCGACGGTGGCCACGTCGCCAGCCAAATCACCGGCCTCTTCGTTAAGCGACCCACGTCCTTGGCGCTTGCCGGACAGGCCATGAGCCTTACGCCCAACATCGGGATCGACCCGGCGTATGTGGGCAATGGTCCAGTGGCCGGCTACCAGATCGACAGCGGCAGTAGCCCCAACGACTGGGACGAGGGCGTGTATCAGAGCCTGGACGCTCAGCGACTGGTCACTCTTCGAAGCTTCGCGCCTGGCGGACCCCAGGGCGTTTACATCACGAACGCGAACGTCATCATCCCGAACGGATCGCAAATCCTGTGGCTGCAGCTTCTGCGCGTCGTCAATAAGGCCTGCACGGTCGCTTGGCAGACGCTCAACACGCAGCTCTCCAAGGGCGTGCGCACGGTCCTGAATCAGACGATGAACACGCTCAACATCGACGAGCGTGACGCGCAGTCGATCGAGGGCATCGTCAATCCGGTCCTCCGAAAGACGCTCAAGGGTCAGGTGACTGGGGCGCTCTTCCTGCTGAATCGAGACGACGACTTGACGGTGGAGGGCGCACCGGTCAATGCACAAGTGCAAATTCAGGGGCTCTTCTACATCAAGGGATTCAACGTCGCCGTATCGCTAGTCAAGGCGATCTCGGTGCCAGGCGGAGGAATCTAAATGGCGCTGGCGGTTGACGAGGTATTTCGCGTTTCCGGGATTCCCTTCTCGTGGACGTCCACCGGCAGCAAAGTCGATGGCGTCCCGTACACCGGCTTTCTGGAGCTCGATTTCGAGGAGTCGCGCGAGGGCGAGTACGTGCACGCGCAGCGCACGGACGGCACGCCACTCGGCATCACCTCGGGCCTCTACAAGATCGATGGATTCCGATTCAAGACCCTGATCGACACGGGAGAGCAGATCTGCCAACAGCTCGCGCTTACTCCTGGAGCCAACGGAGGCTTTGGTAACGCGCGCTGGATCTACATCCTGGAGATCTTCGAGGTCGGTAATCCCACCATGACCGTCACGATCGACGGCGTGAAGATCGAAAAGCGCAAGCTCTCGACCGCGAAGGGTTCCGAGGCGCTGGCGTACGAGTTCGAGTGCAAGGCGCTACAGGTCACGACAGTGGGCGCGGGCCTGGGTCTGACGGGTGTGCCCAACACGCTGGCGAACGTACTTGGCGGGGTGTTTGGAGCGCTTCTGTGAGCCAAGGCAAGATCGCCGCAGTCGCTCCCATCATGCAGGCATCGCCCGCCGAGACACCGGCACCGAAGCTCAGCGAAGAGCAAGCCAAGCGTCTCGAGGAGCTACGCACGGTACGCGAGAAGCGCGAGGCAGCCGAGGCACAAGCCGCCGAGATCCGCGAGCTCGAAGCCGAGGAGCTCGCGCTTACGCTCGAGACGCAAGGGGGACGTCGGGGCGAAGACTTCGAGGTCCTCACCAATCGCTTTGGCGTCTTTGCCATCAAAAAGCCGGATACTCAGGCGATCCGAAACTGGGAAAAGGCTGTCGACGCGCAAAAGGCCTCGCTCGAGTGGCAGATTGGAATCCTGCGCCACTACATCGTCCCCATGGATCGGCAGCTCGTGTGGGCGCAGACGTGCGCTACCCGACCGGGGCTCTGCTGGCAGACGGCGGAGGCCTTCGTCGATTTGATGGGCATCGACCGCTCTCGGTTGGAAAAAAAAAGATAGAAACCTTCACCCAAGCTCAGGAGCGCCCCATGCTGGCAGCGCAAGCGATTCAAGCGCTCATGGACAAAGGCGAACGGAGCGAGGAGCAGGAGGTCCTCGCGGGAGCGGGCGCGCTCCTAGTCAACGAAGCGTTCGGGCACTTGCGCGCGATGTCGGGGCGTGAGCTCAAAATCAAGGTCCTCAAGTAATGGCCGAGGAGACCGCTACTTTTGCACTGAGAATCGATGCGGACGCGGAGCCCGCGAAGGAGAGCGCGGCGGCTCTCGAGAAATTCCGATCCGCCATCCAGAAGAGCCAGGAGAACGTCACTGCGTACCGTAAGAGCCTGTCCATGCTCAAAGGGAGCTCGGACGAGGTCGCGGACGCCAAGACCAAGCTCAAGGCGGCGCTGGAGGCCGAGAAAGCGGCGATCACAAAGAACAATCTCGAGATTCTCAAGCTGGGCGGCAGTTACGACAAGCTGCAGAAGACCAATAAGAAGAACCTCGACACGTTCGCCGCGAGCAAGAAAGCGATCCAGTCCACGGGGGGGCCGATCAAGGACCTTAATGACAAGCTCTCCTCCATGCGGAGCATCCTGGGCGAGGTCAAATCGGGCTGGGGCCTCTTTGCGCTAGGCGTTGTCGCCGGCACCACGGCGGTAGTCGCAGCGGCGGCAGCCATCGCGGGCCTTTTGACCACGTTCAATGACTGGATCTTGAAGAACGCCGATGCGCTGCGAAATATGCAGCTCTTGCGCGAGGCGTTCAGCGGCAGCGCGAAAAACGCCACCTCGTGGGGCCATCAAATCGACTGGCTGTCGCTCCGTGTCGCGACGAGCAAGGACAAGCTCAACGAGATGGCCATCGCCGTAGAGAAAAGCTTGCGGGGCACGCGCGTATCCGGTCAGGGGATGGTGGACATCTGGAAAAGCGTCGCGGTTGCGAGTGCCTCCATGGGCGAGGAGACGGGTCGGGCGCTGCAGGGCATCGCCGAGCGCGGCAAGCTGACAGGACGCTTCGGGATCGACTTCAAGGCGCCCGGGATCAGCGAATTGCAGGGCCTGGGCGTCACGTTCCAGGAGATCTCAAAGCAACTCGCCAAGGACCTCGGCATAGGCCTGGACCAGGCACAGATCGCGCTTCGGTCGCACACGGTCACGATGGACGCGGGCGCGAAAGCGTTGCGCGAGGTCGTAGAGGCGCGTTTCGGCGAGTTAAATGCGCGCAAGTTGCTCTCCATCGAGGGCATCACGACCAAGCTCAAGGACAATATCCGCGACTGGACCCAAGAGATCGCGCAAGCGGGCGGGCCGCTCGAGCCGCTCCTTGCAAGCTTCAAGTCTCTCGTGGACTTGACGGGTTTGCAGAGCGAGCACGGTCAGGCGATGAAGCGAGCCGTCACGGAATACGCGACGCGCTTCGCTTCCTTCCTTTCGACCAACATGCCCATGTTCAAAGAACTGGCCATGACCACGCTCACGCTGGCCTCGTGGCTCATTCGCGCCGGCGCTGCGGTGTTCGGCTTCTTGAGCCATGGACCTGGGCTTTTCTTGCTCAAAACGACCCTGGTCTCCATCGGTGCAGCCGTCGGGGTCCTGGCTGGCGTCATCACGCTTGCTGCAGGGGCGTTTGCGCTGCTCGTGGGCGGTCCCATTGCTGCCTTCTCGGGCATGGTCGTCGGCATCATCGCGGCAGTCAAAGCGATCGCCAAGATCGACTGGAGCAGCGTCGGGCGAAGCATCCTCGAAGGTCTCAAGCGCGGAATCCTGAGCGGGTGGACGGAGCTCAAGACCGCCATCACCGGGATCGGCGAGGGCATCAAAGAATCTTTCAAATCCGCTCTCGGCATCGGCTCACCCAGCCGCGTCTTTGCCGAATACGGCAAGATGACGAGTGCCGGCTACGTCCAAGGGGTCGAGCGCTCGCAGAGCACGACGCAGGCGGCGACGTCGAGCATGGTGACGACACCGCGCGAGGCTCAGAGCTCGGCGCCTGCCGCTGGACCCGCTGGCAACTTCGCGATTAACGTGGAGTTCAACATCTCCGGCGCGGGAGCCGAGCGGACAGCGCAATTGCTCCAAAGCGGCAGCGTCCTGGACGGGATCAGCTACGCGATCCGCTCGGCCTTGCGATCGGCCGGCATTCCGACGGGTACGCCGTCGAGCTCGGGGGGCTAGGCCATGACGACCGGCTGGGACCAGGTATCGAGCGTCATTGATGCGCTTGCGCCGGACGCCGGCAGCACAAGCTTTCCCTTTCCTCGCCTCTCGTACTCGAGCACGTTCGCTGGCGTCTCGGTCAGCGAGGCACCGAGCATCAACGGCCAGCAGATGCCCGGTCAGTGGCTCCTCATGGAGGCCACGCGCGTGTTCGGCTGGGAGGAGCGCGTAGGCAGCTACCTGAGTGGGGCGACGCTCGTGCCCAAAGGGGACCCGCTCTTGCTCGCCCGCTACGCAATCCGTATCTGGACGAGCGCGGACGCGGCCTCCTATCGGAGGCTCCTCGGCACGACACTCAAAAAGCCGGTCATCCAGATGAGCGCGACTGCGGGGCTCATCCTGACCAACGCGTCCACGGCGGTGCTCGGCATCGACGACGCGCAGCTCAAGGACATCGGGGTAAGCAAGGTCGTAGTGTGGAGCGTCTCGGCGCTGCTCAATCCGTTAGCGACAGGAAGCGGGCGAGGTCCGTGGACGGCCTATGTGGAGTTCAAGGAGTACCGCAAGCCTCGGCCGGCTCTCCCCATCCCTGATCAGACCATTCCGGACACGGGACCCGTGACGCCGAGCGCGTTCAACATGAGCCAGCAAGAGCAGTCCCGGATGCGCGCCGGGACCGTCTCGCGCAACGCAGCGACCGCGACAAGGCTGCTCAACAAATGAGCACGAGTCCGCTCACCTTGCAGCCTGTCGGCGCGCCCAAGCTACTGCGCGTGGCGAGCCTGCGCCTCTTTCACTTGTTCTTAGGCGCCTGGGTGGCGGATTGCGTTCTGGACCTAGACGCCATCACGGACGCGCCCGTCGCTGGAACCGTCGTGCTCACTGCGGGCGGAGTCAAGATGTCGGGCACCATCGACCCGCGGTCCAGTGGCACGTTCGGCCCCTCGTCGCGCTTGCGGATCGTGGGCGGTGGAGGTGGCTGGGACAAGGTTGTCACGCGCCAGGACTTCGCCCAGGACGGGGGCCTCACCTCGACGCTGGTCTACAATCAGACCGCGGCGCAGGTGGGGGAAAAGCCAGTGGTCGACGCGCTTCCCGTCGAGCTGGGAAATCACTTCGTGCGGTCTGCCGGGGCTGCCTCGCGCGTCTTTCGCGATAACCCGTGGTGGGTCGACGTCCAGGGCGTCACGCACGTGGGTCCGCGACTGCCGTCCATTGCGGACCCGAGTCTACTGATACGGGATTACGACCCCACGCGAAACCTGGTGACCTTCTCGTGTGACACGCTCATCTACCCGGGTACGCCGCTCGTGGATCTGCGGTTCAACGGGCAAACGGTGACGCTCCAGGACGTCGAGCAGGTCTTTGAGCGCGAGGGGTCGATGGGCTGGGGCTGGGCGGGGCAAAAGGCCTCCACGGAGCTCCTGGCCGACCTCAAGTCGGCGACGCTCGAGTGGACCCGAGCCCAGTACCTCAGAGTGCAGCGCTATCGCCTCATCCAGTACCAGGGGCCAGGACCAGGGGGCGGCCCTTCGAGGCTCGCCTTGCAGGCCGTGAGCCCAGGAGCAGGCCTTCCCGATATCGTCCCCCTCTTCCCCTACTCAGGGCTCGCGGGGGCGGTCAACGAGCTCTCGCCGAGCCAAGAGGTCCTGGTCATCTTCGAGAATGCGGACCCCACCTTGCCGCGCATTGTGGGCTACTCGCTCGATGGCCTGCCCGTGTCGACGAGCATCGACGCGATCGAGAAAGTCCAGATCGGTCCCAGTTCGGCGATCGTGCAGCTAGCCGGCGGCGCTACCCCCCTCGCGCTCGGCCCCAGTCTCGGGCTCGTCATTGCCATTCTCGAGGGCTTCGCGGGCCTCATCGGGAGCACGCCGACGCTTCCGGGCATCGTCGCAGCGGCCGCAGCCCTGGAGTCTGCTCTTACTGCCCTCGGACCCTTCCAGACGGTCAAAACGGTGGGCGCATGACGCAACCGCTCGTCCCCCCGGTTCTGCAAGGCCAATTCCCTCTCACCGCCCCGGACATTTATACGCCGTTCGCCTCTGGCACATTCGCGAGCGACATGGACGTCCTGGCGACCGAGACGACGAGCGAGATGCAGAACATCCAGCAGGACCTGGGACACCGGCTCATCGAGCTCCCCGGCAGTAACCTCGACTTTGGCGACAACAACACCCGCGGCATCGGGATTATGCAATACCTCTCGGCGGACGGCGCGCGACTCGAAGGGCTGCCGCGCAAGATCGATGAGGAGTTTGGGCAGGATCCGCGCGTGGTGGACTCGTCGACGGAGCTCCTGGACAACGGAGACGGCACCTTCACGATCAACACGCTCATCACGACTCAAGCGGGCGTGTTCGGACTCGGATACGTTTGGAGCCAGCAGGGGCTCGTGCCCCTCTTCGTTAATCCCGCGTCGACGTGATCCATGGCCTTTATCCTCCCTCTGACCGTCCAGCAGCTTCTGACGCCTCTGACCAAGGACCAAATCCGTCAGATGATGGTCGATGCGCTGACGACCCTCGGCCTACAGCCGAACAACTGGGCGCCCGGTGGTGTGGCGTCGAGTCTCCTGACCGTTGCCTCTGAGCGTCTCGCGTCTCTCTCTACCGATGTGTCAGCAGCGCTCTCGGATCAGTGGAATCCGACCGCGACGGGACCGGGCCTTGAGCTCCTGTCCTATTACTTCTACGGCAACATCCCGCCGCAGCCGACGTTCGCGAGCGGCTTTCTCACCCTGACCAACACGGGCGGTGGCCTGTTCTCCTACGGAGCCGGGCAAGCGCTCTTTGCGTCGACCGTCGCCAATAGCCGGGGCGTCTTTCCGACGTACTACAATTCGGCGTCCTTCACGCTCAATCCGCATCAGACGCTCATCATCCCGATTACCTGCACGTTCGTCGGCACGGCGGGCAACTCGGCGCCCGGATTTATCACGCAGCTCATCACGTCCATGCTCGGCGTCGTCGCGAGCAACGCCAATCCCGTGCTCGGCGCGGACGCCCTGCCCGACGACGATTTGCGCCAGCTTAATCTGGACTCGATTGCCAAAAACTCCGTCTTCGGTCCGCGATCTATCTACTCGTACGCGATCCGGACCGCGACCAACATCGTCACCGGGGCACCCGTCAACATCAATCGCTGGAGCATCACGACGGGCAGCCATATCGGCGACGTGACCATCTACGTGTGCGGGCCGGACGGCTCCACGGACTCCAATGACCTGGCGGGGGCGGCGCTCAACATCGAGAATCTCGCGCGCCCCGAAGGCATCACCGTCGGCCCCAACACCGTTACCATTGCCGGCAACACGATCGGATCGCCCGCGGCCGCATCGACGGTGACCTATAGCCCTGGCATCACCATTTACGTGCTCGCACCCAAGGGCACGAACGCGACGGACGTGCAGACGGCGGCACTCAACGGGCTCGATAACTTCTTTGCCTCTCCAGCCAATCCCATCGGAGGCATCATCGCGAGCGACGACACGAACACGAATTTCCGCGGCATCTTCGAGAGCGGCGTGACGGGCGTTCTTGCTCAAGCCGTGGCGACGCTGCCCGGGTGCGTGCTTCTATCGGCGCGCTTCACTGGCGTCTCAGACGTCGCCTTGCTCGCAAGCCAGGTGGCCGTAACGGGCATCACATCGAGCACGCTCAGCGTCGCCTTGCAGTTCCAGGGGGCATAACCCGTGCCCATTCCGGCGCTGCCGACCATCGGGCGATCGCTGCGGGAGGGGCTGGCGAGCGTCACCCCGACCTGGCTCATCAACCTGCCAGGCTTCCGTAACCTTTACTCGGTCGCGTGGACCATCTGCCTTATTGGCGACTGCCTTCGAGAGATCGCGTGGGAGGGGCAGATCGCTACCTACCCCGGTGCCTGCCAGCCAGACGCTCTCGTCTTGCATGGCCAGTCTCGAGGGCTCCTGCAGGGAGAGGCCGAAAGCAATGACCACTTTGGTGCGAGGCTTCGAGCGTGGCGCGTCACCGGCAATCAACAGGGCAAGCAAGCGATCCTCGCGCAGCAGATCCAGCAGTATCTTGGAAACAATCCGCTCGTGCGAGTCATTCAGCGCCTACCCATCCTGAGCGGTCCACCTGTCGCGATGTACGTCACGGCCAACACGGACGGGACCGTCTCAGAGACCATCGCGAACTGGGATTGGGACAGCATCTCCGGCTACACGGACGACGTGACCACATACGTTGGACCGGTGTGCCGCGGATTTTGGGCCGATGCCTGGATCGTGGTCTATCCGGGGGAGTGGTCGATCGCGGGGCTCATCACGCCGCTCACTGGGCAACGGGTCCCAGTCGTCGCACACGAGGCGATCCTAAACCTCGTGGCGCAATGGAAGGGTGAGCACATCTTCGTCCGGGCCATCATGTTTTCGTATAACGCGCTGCTCTTCGACCCGACGACTCCGGGGCACGCCGGCAACCCGGACGGCACGTGGGGCTATTGGCACAAGATCGACAACTCCGGTAACGTGGTAGCTGCGAGAAACCTGACCGATGTTCGCTACTGGATTCCAGCGCATGGGTGAGTGATCGATGCATAACTACGCCGGAAACCCAGCCACGTTCCCGCCGAACGTCGGCCTGATTGACGACGCCGATCTCAATCCGGCGACAGCCTCTACCATCAATGCGGCACCCGAGGGCAACGCGGATCGGACCGCGTACTTGTACAAGCGGATCGCTCCGAGCTCGGCGCTCAACTGGCGCGAGCTGGTGACCGGTATCACGCCGCAAAGTGGCGGCGGGGGTTCTCCGGTCGCTGGTCAAAACTGCGTCTTTTGGGACTACTCCACCAATGTGTGGATGGTCCCCTTCATCGATGGCAACTTCCCGACGGTCGATGGCGGAGTGATTCTGTGCACCACGGGCTTTGACAATCGCCTAGCCGATCAGTGGTACCAATTCGGCGGCAGCGGCGGCCCCACCTTCACCGGCTTTGGCGGTGTCGACTTTCCGGCTGCTATGACCTTTAATCCGGGGGGCGGATATCTCGTTGCGATCGTGTCGCCGGGTGCGGCACGTACCAAGATCGATGCGATCAATCTGACGTCGGGTCCAGCATCGGTGCTCGGTTTTCCTGGGTCGACAACGATCACCAGTTGCGAAATGGACTTTTTGATTGGGTACGCGGTCGCCGGCTTCGGCGCCACGGATTCGGCTAACACCAATTTCTGGTACTCGCCTGATGGGACGACGTGGACGCCAGTAGGCGTCGGCTCGGTGCTTGGATCGGGGGCGCCTGAGCTCATGGTCAAGCGGGGGAGCTTGGGAGCGAATCCGGG